ACCCAGGTGAAAATGGAGCAAGTGGTTCTTCAGGTTCTTCAGGAGTTTCAGGTTCTTCAGGTTCAAGTGGTAATTCAGGATCATCAGGTTCAAGTGGATCAAGTGGTACTACAACAATAACTAATGCTGGTAATAATAGGGTAATGACATCAGTAAGTGGTGTTACTTTAAATGCTGAATCTGGTTTATTATTTGATGGTAGTGATTTAACTTGGAATAATGGTATTAGTTATTCAGTCGGACCAGATGGAGATAATCTATTATTTAATACTCAAGATGAGGATCAAGGTTTTAGAGTTTCTGGATTTGCAGGTGAAGGGCAATTGGGAGTTGATGAAGGTTATATGTTCTTTAGTGGTGGTGGTTTAATTGTAGGAGGTACTACATCTACAACTACTACTGGAGTAATTAGAGCTACAAATGATGTAGTTGCCTTTTATTCATCAGATAGAAGATTAAAAACTAATATAATAAACATACCAAATGCTTTAGAAAAAGTAAGTAGGTTAAATGGTGTTACATTTGATTGGAAAGAATTTGAAGCTAATAAAAATAAAGAAATACACGTTAATGAAGGACATGATGTAGGTGTTATAGCTCAAGAAGTAGAAGCAGTATTCCCAGAAATAGTTGATAATAGAGAAAATGGATATAAAGCAGTTAAATATGATAGATTAGTAGCAGTATTAATTGAAGCAGTTAAAGAATTAAATGATAAAGTAAAAGTATTAGAAAATAAAATAAAATAAGTTATGGCTGTACCAGCATCAGGAAAATTACAATTAAAAAGTGTTAATAATGAAAGACTGAATTGTGTTTACGGTAATACTTATTCACCAACAGCTTTTATTCAACCTGCTAGTCTTCATAATCAATATTTTCCAGGTACTACTTATGGTAATGGTAATTCACTTCCCGCTTTAAATACAAATAGCCCAGGATATGCTGCAATAGCTGCTAAAGCTGCATCTTGTGCTAATTTTAACATGTTTTCTTTTTATAGTTATGATCAAGATGCTGCTGCTCCATCATCAACATATTGTATTTCACTAAAGGGACAGTCAATTATAACAGATATGCCAGCAAGTTTATATTCTCAAAATGCATTTTTTATGACTTGTTTACAAAATACATCTGGTCAAACTAAATGTAATGCAACAGGTACACAAACAATAGGTTCAACGAGTTATGCAGGTAGTGTTTATAGTGGAGTACCTACTTCATTTAATGGAACTAACTGTTTTGCAAAAGCAACTGTTAGAACCTGCTATACTGGTGCTACAGTAGATTCTGGTGATTTTGACACAGGATGTTTTACAGAAGGTTTACCTACTGGTCCTTTTCCAACAGCTATGGGTAATGCTACAATTCAACAAGCTAGTAGATCAGGAGGTTTTAATGCATTTTCAAGTAATATTATTAATACATCTTATGGTGCTCCTCCATCAAATTCTACTTGTTATTTTCACTTCCAATTTAGAGGAGTAGGAGCTTAAAATTTTAAAAAAAATGTTATATGTCAGAATTAAAAAGAGTAAAATTTACTGAAGAAATATTATACGAGACCAAGAATGCTATTGTTATGTTAGATGTTTTTGCTCATAGTGAAAATGCCCATGTAGTAATGCATAATTTTGAACATCCTATAATGGAAGAACATGCTAAGGTTGTTACTAAAAATGGAGGTGATATATTAGAAATAGGTTTTGGTATGGGCATTTTTGCAGATTATGCTCAATCCTCAAGTATTAATTCACATACTATAGTTGAAAATCATCCCCAAATTATTGGTAAATTAATAGATTGGTCTAAAGATAAACCTAATGTAAAAATTATAAGTCAAAGTTGGTATGAAGCTAAAGAAGAGGGTTTATTTGAAAAATATGATGGTATATTTTTTGATACTTATGGTGATGATAAATTTAGATATTGGAAAGATTGTATACAAGATGGAACATTAACTAAAAAGGGAACAGTTCTTAGTTGGTATAATGGTGTAGAAGAATCAACTATAGCAACAGAAAAAGCACCATTAAATGGAAACCCTTATAACCACGAAATACCAGATACTTTATATTACCCCATAGAAGTACCAACTCAAAAATATTATAAAGAATTACACACTGGAAGTGTATATTGGATACCTCAAAAAACATTTATATAATAATTTGGATACATTAATTCTTATTAGTATATTACAACTACAATTAAAACTAAATATATGATAAACTATAGTTTAACTTTTGTAAAACAAGGAAATAAAGCTACTACCCCACAATTTATTGATGATGGTTTTAATAATTATGAAATTGATGGTATATTAAAAGATTTAGAAAAAATTGAATATTCTAACGCTAGTATATTTACTGAGGGTGAAGTTACAAATGATGATAAAACTAGAAGATCTAGAGTAAAGTGGATTCCTCAACGACCCCCCTTTATACAATTATATGATAAACTTTCTAAATTAATAGAAAGATCCAATCAAAATTTATGGGGTTTCGAATTAGGCTCTATTGTAGAACAAATACAATATACTGAATATCATGCTGAGGATAAAGGCCACTATGATTGGCATTTAGATATTGGAAATGATGAGTATTCATTACGTAAAATATCATTAACAGTTCAACTATCAGATCCTAATGATTATGAAGGTGGAGTTTTAGAACTTAATCATTCAGGAGATGATTTATCTATAGCAGCACCTAAAACTAGAGGATCAGTGTTTGTTTTTCCATCTTATTTAAGACATAGAGTAACACCTGTAACTAAAGGTATAAGAAAATCTTTAGTTTTATGGGTAGGAGGTAATCAATTTAGATAATATGAATATAATATTTAACATTAATGGTGGTTTAGGTAAAGTTATTTTATCAACTGCTGTAGTAAAAGCTCTTAAGAAAAAATATAAAAATTCAAATATTATAATATCATCAGGTAGTCCTGAAGTTTTTAAAAACAATCCAGATGTATATAAATCTTTTCATTTAAATGAAGTAAATGTTTTTTATTCAAAGTTTATAAAAGATCAAAAATGTAAATATTTTACTTTAGATCCATATGATACTTCAGATTTTATAACACAACAACCAGTTCATTTAATTAAAATGTGGTGTAAAATATTAGATTTAAAATATAATAATGAACAACCTGAAATATTTATTTCAAAAGCAGAAATAGATTCTTGTAAAAATTACTATAAATTTAATCAACCTATATTTGTTATCCATCCTAATGGGGGACCTACAACTCAATCACATCCTTACTCTTGGACTAGAGACTTACCAGAATGTGTTGTAAATGAAGTATTAAATCATATGGGTCAAACCCATAAATGTTTACATATAAAATCTCCAAATCAAATAAATTATGAAGGATGCATTCCAATAGAATCACCTTGGAGAAGTATAGCTGTATTACTACAAATGTCAGATAAAAGATTATTAATAGATTCATTTTCACAGCATTTAGCTAAAGCTTTAAACCTAAAATCAACAGTTTGTTGGGTAACTACTAAACCTGAAGTTTTTGGTTATAATTTACATGATAATATTTTAGCAAATGAATTTACAAATCCTCCAAATTATGATAGTTGTAATGTTATGCCAATACCTTTATCACAGGATGTACATTCTTGTGCGTATAATAATTTAGAAGAAATATTTGATATAAATAAAATAATTGACTCCCTTCAAAAGAATTATTTTGTTGGGTTATCTAACTCAAATCTTTAATACATATAATAAATGGGATATATGCCAACAACCGCTACCTGGACTTACCAGGGAAGGGTTATAACATCAATAAAGGATATGCCAGAAGGTACTTACGGATTTATATATGAAGTAGTATATAAACCCACAGATGTAAGATACATTGGTAAAAAAGTCCTTTTCTTTGAAAGAAATAAACGATTAGGTAAAAAGGCTTTAGAAGCTTTACGAGAAGAAAGAGCTAAAAAGGGATTAAGAGGTCGTGTTCCTATTAAACAAAAAGTAATATCGGAATCAGATTGGAAAGATTATTTTGGATCTCAAAAAGAAATACTTGCATTATCTAAAAAAGATAATTCTAATAAAAATTGGGAAAAGCGTATACTACAATATGTTCCCAATAAAAAATTACTTACATATTACGAAACTAAGTATTTATTTAAAAATGATGTATTAGAAAATGAATATAGTGCACACATTAATGATAATATTTTAGGTAAATTCTACAGAAAAGATTTTACAGATAATTTGGATACTGGCAAATAGTTTCATATATTATTACCAATGATTAATCAACTATTAGTTACATTAGTAAACTCTGTATTGGGTACGGGCAAAAAAACAGCTAGGGGTAATTTAGCTTATAATTGTCCCTATTGCAATCACCATAAACCCAAGTTAGAAATTAACTTTACTGAAAATAAAGAGGGTTTTAATCCTTGGCATTGTTGGGTATGTGATAAAAAGGGTAAATCAATTATGCCTTTATTATTTCAATCTAAAGCAGCTCCCAATAAAATAGCAGAAGCTAAATCTTTAGTAAAAGATACTAATTCAAATACAAAATACTCAATAAAATCAGCGGATGTAATTAAATTACCTGCGGAGTATATATGTCTAAACCAACAAAATAACAATAGTATAATAAAAAAACACGCTATAGCGTACTTAAAAAAACGAGGCATTACTTCCACGGATTTTATAAAATATAATATTGGCTATTGTGAAGAGGGAATGTATAAAAATATGATAATTATACCAACTTATGATAAAGATGGTATATTAAATTATTTTATTGCACGTTCTTTTGAAAAAGAAGCATTTATTAAATATAAAAACCCACAAGTATCAAGAGATATAATTCCTAATGAACATTTTATTAATTGGAGTTTACCAATTATTTTATGTGAAGGAGTATTTGATGCTATAGCTATAAAAAGAAATGCAATACCCTTATTAGGTAAAAACATTCAGAGTAATTTAATGAAAAAATTAATTATAACTCAAGTAAATAAAATATACATTGCGTTAGATAGGGATGCAATAAAACAAGCTTTACGTTTTTGTGAATTATTATTAGCAGAAGGTAAAGAAGTCTATCTTGTAGATATGCAAGATAAGGATCCAAGTGAAATGGGTTTCCTTAATTTCACCAAATTAATCCAAAATACTCCTCCTTTAACCTATTATAATTTAATGGAGAAAAAACTATCTTTATGATAAAAAAATCTTATAACAGAATTTTAGAAATTTCTGATGATCACAAACAAATTACTTTACCTGATTCAAGGTATTATAGACGTAATGGTGAGTTTTATCCATCAATTACTTATGTTTTAAATTGCTACCCAAAAGGTAAATATTTTCAAGATTGGCTGAAAAAAGTAGGACATTCTGCTGATTGGATTGTTAAAAAAGCAAGTGAAGAAGGTACTAAAGTACATGAAATGATTGAAGAGTATTTTACAGGCGCAGAACTAACTTATTTAAATAAAGATGGTTTTCCTAAAATGAATCCCTTAGTTTGGCAAATGTTTTTAAGATTTGTTGATTTTTGGGAAACCCACAATCCAACCTTAATTGAAACTGAAGTACATTTATTTAGTGAAGAACTTAAAGTAGCAGGTACTTGTGATTGTATTTGTGAAATTGATGGTGAATTATGGGTTATTGATTTTAAAACTTCTAATCACTTACAAACAACATATGATCTACAAGGTGCAGCATATGCCCAATGTTATAAAGAATGTTATGGTAAAGAAGCAGCACGTGTAGGTGTATTATGGTTAAAATCTAAATCTAGAGGTGTAGATAATTCAGGTAAACGTTTAAAAGGTAAAAATTGGGAAGTATATGAATCACCAAGAACACAAGAAGAAAATATAGAAATTTACAAATCAGTAAAAAGTATATTTGATATCGAAAATCCTAAACATAAACCTGCAACAACTTCATTTAAAACTACAGTAAAAAGATCCGTTTAATATTTATAACAAAACGTATAAATGGGATTTTTTAGAGGACCAAATATTGTATTAGATGGATTAACAGTCTTATTAGATTCTAGATCTAAAAGATCATATCCTGGTAGTGGAACTACTTG